GTGCGCTGACTTACTAACTTCATGATTCCCTCCATACGGGTGGACTCCGCATTAGCGTCTTTTCGTTCTCGACGAGACTCTTCAATCTGTGAATATAAGTCATTCACCTTTTCCCTCAAAGAGAAAACCTCGCTTTTTAACTCCGACCTCTCCATAGTATAGACGGGGTCGAAGCTGTTCATGTAAACGGTCTTTGCTTCCTCGTACATTCTTTTGAGCATGGCATCTTGCTTGATGTATGCAGGAAAGTTCTTGCAGTAGTGGCAGATAGTGGCGTGGTTCTTACCTAAGTACCTACCAATCTCTGACTTGCTGAATCCCCTCTCAAAAAGGATATAAGAAAATATAATCCTTGCGTTGACATACTCGCGCTCTCTTCTCACGGATAAGATGTCGAGGTCGTATACCTCTTGGACTGCGTTAAGCAGAACATCAAACTCCGTTTTGGTCTCTCTGTGCATAGTATTCGATTGTATTATTAGCTAAAATGTAGTCGAGATATTCGTCTGTTGTTATGCTGACGATATCCAATAACAGGGGAAGCTCACCTACTTGCTTCAGATACTCAATGGCATAGAAGACAGGCTCTTCACCCCTGATTACACCCCCCGTAGTTTGGCTCCACCCATCATCGACGGGCAAGTAATCAAGCGCAGGGAGGATGTCTTGCAACAATTGCTTTCTCCGCCTGATAGTAAATTCCGAAAGCTGTTCTACAAACCAATCCTCGATTTCGAATTGGTTGCTGTCAAACACCCCGGTAAACTTCTGTTCTCCCATAGCTTTCTAATTCTTTTAACCGATACTCCTGAAGCCTTGACAGCTTACCCTTCGGTGTTTTAACCTCTGAAAAGATTACATTAGAATCAGGTGGGATAGCTACGATATCAGGTATGCCGTTCTTATTGGTCTTGATTAGCTTGATAACGTAGTACCCCTCGGCTTCGAGTTGCTTAATTCTTTTGGATTGTATTTGCTGTTCAGTCACCTACCAAATATACAAAACGGGTTGTCGTTTATTCCTTGTTCAATTTCTTGAAGTGGTTTACGGTGAAGTCCCTCTTCTTGGTGACGGCCTTGTAGATGTCTTTCTCAATGCCCCCACGGGAGAACACCCAATACACATCTGACTCAAGCCTCTCCTTTGTGGTCATCCTATCTCGTGACTGCCAATAGCTTGTCGCAGAGAAGTCGATGTTGTAGTACACCAAAGCGTCAGCCTCTCGTAAGGATATACCCTCACGTCCGCTCACGATTTGTAAGGCTATGTTCTTATCTGTTCCTGTGAACTTATCGAGGTCAGTAACGAGCGTGTCCTTGAAGACACGCTTGAGTGCTTCGAGTTCCGCCTTGAACTTGTAGAAGATACCAATCTTCTTGCCCTCGAACTTCTCCTTGATGAAGGTGGCCTTGCTCAAGTCAAGCACCGTAGCCTTACCCGACTCGAACTTGATAGTCCCTGAGTATAGCTGATGGAGCTTCATCATGAGCTTGACGGGTGTGTCGGCCAAGATGACCTCGTCCTTACCCTCCACCACCAAGTCCTTCTTGAGCCTCGCGGCAAGGCTGTATGTCATGTCTGACATCTCCACCTGCAGTACGTGCTCTCGCGTATCAACCTTGAACCCCGCCTCCTTCTGAGAGAAGTTGATGGTGAACGGCTTCATCGCGTCGAGGATGGTTTCCAATCCCTTGGAGTAGTCGTTAATCATCAGCCCGTTTATCTTCCTCTGAGTGACCTGAGCGTACTTGTCGCAGAAGCGATAGAAGTTCTTGAACTCAGCAAACGGGTTGGTTGGTATGCCGTACACCTGATGATACATCTGACAGTATGACTCAGGCGTTGGTGTACCCGACAGGAGGATAACTTTTGGGCTATAACGCTTGACCATATCCCTCACGTCCTTGGCCCTCTTGCTCGGCTTAGGAAACGCTCCTATGCTGTGCGCCTCGTCAAGGATAACGATGTCCCACTTTACGTCGGGCAACTTGTGCATCGACTCGTAGTTGATGACGAACAGGGAGTACGACGGGCACAGCTTGTCGCTGTCTGCGGTGATAGAAGAGATGGCTTTCTTCTTCGTTATGAACAAGACGTTGTCCGCTTTCATCTCGTCGCAGATACCAAGGCTTGTCAGGGTCTTACCTGTACGCACCTCCATCGCCAAGTAGAGGAAGCCCGTGTCCTTGAGGACACGGACACCCCTACTGATGATGTCTTCTTGGTAGTCTCTAAACTCTATCTCTGATGACTTCTTCATCTGCTCGGAATAGTATTCAAGGCTGTTGCTAATTCGTTCTCTCACTAAGGGGTCAACGTTGCGGTACTTGTTTACCTCCACCGTGGTGGCGGCACGACCACGCCCGACCTTCCTTTCAGACTTAGCGTTGATGACTCGGTCTAGTCTTTGGATGTTGCGATACATCTCGGCATCGCTTAAGCACGTCTTGCGTGCGAAGACCTCCTTGTCACCCCACATGAATATCTCAGGCTTCATTGTATTCTGCTTCGAGAATCATCTCCAAGTAGTGGATAGCCTTCTTGATATCCTGCGACTTCCCCTTATCCCGATGGCGGGTGACGTACTTGATGACGTTACCCTCAAGGTATCCCATCTTGTTTTTGAGGATGTACTCTACAGGCTCGATGCTTCCGTTCTTGTAGTGCTTCTCTCCCTTGGTCTCAAGAGTCTTCATCTCTTTCTGTTTTGAGTGTGGGTAATTGTTGATGATGTTCCATACTGTTCCGTATGTCACACCGAGACGCTTGGAGATGTCCTTGTTGGATACACCTCGTGCGCTGAGTCTACGAACAGCAAGGTTGCGCTCCTCTTTGATTAGATTTTTCTTCATGGTGATTAGATTAAACGTGTTTGAACTTCTGCTTCGTGCTTGTTGCGAAGGCGCAACCAACGACCTGATGGGTCGCGACCTTCTTCAGGGGATATACCTGTGGTGAATACTGCGTATGCTGTCAGCCACTTGTAGAATCGTGTGCGGCTGATAGTCATCTTAGCCTTGGGAGCGTAGTCAGGATACTCCTGAATGAACTCATAGTACAGGTCTTGCTTCATCAGCTTGATGCCTATATCGAGATGCGTATTGGATGGTGTACCCTCGATGAGTCCGCACCACTCGATGAAGTCGTGGCTTGTCTCTGCTGATAGCTGACGCACCTGCAGGTTAACGAACGTGGACTTGACCAACCCTGTCTTCAGGTATCCCTGCAAGCAAGCGACCATGTAGTTGTCGAACAAGCACCAATCCTCGTCGTTCCAATCGGCAAAGAAGTGCTTGCCAAACTCATCGAGAGGCGTGCGGTTCTTGTTGTAATACTGATGCAGTTCGACCTCCCACTTGCGTCGAGCGAACGAGTTGCCCGTGCCCTTGATGGCGTAGTTGGTGGTGATGGCAATCTTCGGAGACTTGCTGAACGGAATCTTGATAGCATCCTTGTTCTTCTTCTCCAACGTCAGACCCTCGGTCACCACGCTGAACAGCCTCTCGAAGTCAAAGTTCTTCTTCACATCATCGAAGCACAGTATCTGTGTGTCTGCACTTACGGTCTGATATGGGAAGGACTTCTCGAATGCGAATGCCTTGCCGTCGATGACCACGAGTTTCTTCATCTGACTGAGCGCGTTCATGAACAAGCCCTTGCCCGTTCCCCCTTCAGGGTTGTCGCTGATGACCTCGTCGTTGAGGATGACAGCCGGGCAGTACGACAGGTTCTTGTACCCATGCATGAGGAATCCAATCGTGGACTCCATCGTTGCGATACGCATATCGTTGTCGCCACAGATGCGTGAGATGAACTGACCGTAGACGCACCCTTGGTATTCACACTCCATGAACTTGCGGTCGATGACGTGGTCTTTCCAAACGTATCCACCAAGGTCGAGATAGTCGATGGTCTCTACTGCATCCCTCGTAATCTTAACAGCGCAGTTCCTGTAGTACAGGTACGACGCATCCTTGCTGTCCTCGATGAAGTAGATGTCAATGGTCGAGAGCAGGGATAGGAACTCCTCGCGGAAGAACCTGACGTTGTCAGCGAAGTAGTTGTACACGCTGATGTCGTCGAGTTCAATGAGGTGGCTCAGGATGAAGTCCTTGATTTCTTTCTCCGACGTGTGGTCAATCAAGTTGTTGGTGACCTTGACGAAGATGTAGTTGCGCCCACCTTCAGGGCAATACTTGTAGAAGCCATTGTCCTCCAAGAACTGCTTGAACAGGATGTGTACGATTTTGATTGTACCCTTCTCGTTCTTCTCCCAAAACGTCTGCATTGAGTTCTCCTCCTCCACTCGGTTGAGGACAGCATCAATGGTATCGCTATCAAGTGCAGACTCTTCGAGTTGATAGCGTATTTCTTTTTTTGACACCCCGCGCTTCATCTTCGTGCGGATGGTGTTGACCCTGTCCTCGTCCTCGTAATACTTCGTGCCGAAGTTCTGCGTGTGTTCGTATGCCGAATCAATCGTGCGTTGAATCTCGCTCTCAGGAAAGTCCTGCGTAGCGTAGTTGTTCAGGACGTAGGACGCAAGGCTCTTGTTGATGCCGTAGTCGTTCAATGCCATAGCAAGAACGAACGTGTTCTGATTGCGCTGTCCCTCGACCATCGGATACTTCTTCGTCCACCACTTGATGAGGATGTCCACCACCTTGTTCTCATCGGTGATAGGTATGGTGGGTGGGTCACGACGTGATACGAGTTCGCGATACTCAGGCTCATCAATCTTATCCCACAGCGAAGCGTTCTTGTTGATGTACAGCACCGGGTCGAACGACTCGTAGCATACACGGCTCAGGTTCTTGCACGTCTTGTCGAAGTGTGGGCTGTCGAAGTGCTTCTGCAGTGCGTTGAAGTAGTTGACGTGGTTGTCAGGGTCAGCAGGTACGCGCACCAAAACCTTCAAGCCATTGCCTGATGGACTAACGAATGCCGAGTAGACGTATGGGTCTTTGGTTAGGTTCTCCTTGTGGCTGATGAGTTCCTTCTTCTTCTCATACCCATCAAAGTCCAAGCAGATGATGCCGCTGTGCTGAACGAGCGACTTGTCGTTGCGCTTGTTGAATGTTCCGCTGAAGCAGATGGCAGGGAGACCCTTCTTCAATTCATTGCGCTCTGTCTTGTTGCGCTCTGCCCTGATTCGTTTGACAAGGTCTTTGGTTGCTCCCTCCTTGATTCTCTGTAGGACTACATCGACGGGGCGATGGAAGGGAGTGGCAGTCTCTACGATATTCCTGAAGAGTGTGACGGTTGATGTCATGACTGTGTTGAATTTGTGTTGATTAAAGTATTCATTATCAAGGGGATGTCGATAATGTCGATTTTCTTCTCGTAATACAAGAGAAAATAAAAGTAGAGTAAAGAGTAGTAGTTAGATAGGGGTCATCTTTTATCGGCATTATTGGAGGTAAAAAAAGGGGGGCCGAAGCCCCCCTTCCTACTCAACACAAATGGTTAGAAAGGCAAAGCCTCGTCTTTTGCAGGGGACTCTACTCCCTGAGCTTTGCTTTCAGCCACAGTTTTCTTTGGGGCATCGCCTTGTGGCTTAGGCTCCCATGTATCTAACTCGGTGTAGGGCTTGCCCGACTCCTTGCCGATTTTCATTTCCACGTTGACCCAACCCTTCTTCTCGTGCTTGGTCAGGAACTTGATGAACTCCTCGACCTTGAAGGAGAGGTGTCCGATGACCCAATCAGGGTCGGTGTCTTTCTTCTTGAGGATGAGACCGTCAGGGAAGATAGCTTCTTTTTTATTAGACATGATTTAAGTATTGATTAAACAAATATACGAAACTTTCTACAGTTTCAAAGAATTTCGTGGATAAAATATGCATCAAGATTTTCTATCGGATTGTCTCCGAAGAACTTACGGTACTGCTCGACGGCCTTGCGAACCTTGGCCTCTCCACCTTCGATGAACGTGGGTGAGGTCTCGAACACACCGATGGTTCCTGTTCCCTTCTCGACTACGTAGAAGACAAGTGGACGACCGAACATCTGCGAGTAGATGTAGGCTTGGCTGTCGTAGTTGTACTTCTTTGCGCTCCAACGGAAGTCAGCTATGTTTGATGTGGTCTTCAGGTCGATGACCATCTCAGGGTGGACGATGTCCGCCTTGCCCTTCCACATCTCACCTGCAATCTGCTTGATGGCAGGGACTTCGTACTCTGCTTCGCTGTGGCGTATGTCCTCAAACAAGTCCATGTGTCCGAGCATACTCTTGACGCAGTGCTGTACATCATCGCGCTCTTTCTCAAGCAGGGCAAAGGGAACCTCATTCTCCAAGCAGTATTCCTTGTATGCCTTGGTGCTTCGCGAACCTACATCCACGAAGTCCCACACCCTTGCCTTCTCAGGCTCAAGGATAAGCTGATGGAAGTACCTACCCTTGGCGAACGCGGGGTTGTCAGGTTGCTTCTTCTTGAAGTCACGAGGGTTCTTCAACAGCGCACCTATGTCGGAGTTGGACAGATACTTCTGTCCAAACTCCCCATAGTAATGCTCGTCGTCGCGTAGCTTTTCAATAGCTTCGCTCATGCCTTCTCGATTTCAGCGGTCAATGCTTTCTTGACTGCGGCAGTCAGCTTGTACTTGCGCTCTGCGATAGCGACAATGTCCTCGATGGTCTTGTCGTTGTTCTCCTTGATGTACGCTACAATGTTCTTGTAGTTGTCGTCGTTCACCTTGAGTGTCTTCAAGGACACGGGTTCAGGCTTGGACTCAGGGAGGTCTTCACCTGCGTAGATGTAGTGACCGAGTCCAAACATCGCGAGGTTCTTGGTGAGGCAACGCATGATGGTCTTGTTGATGTCGAACATCGTAGCCTTGTTGACTGCCTTCTCACCGTAGCGAGTGGTGAACGTATACGGTGCGTCCATCATTGCGTTGTTCGCTCCGTCCATCACAGGCAACCACATCTCAAGGGTCTCACCCTCGATGGTGACGCTTGTCATGGTCAGGTATCCAAGTGCGGGGTCGAAGAACCACGGCTTGTCTGTTTGTGGGTCGCGTGACACCTCGTATGATGCGTCAGGATATTGCTTCTTGACCTCGGCCCACGCCCATGCCCATGATAGATAAGTAAGGTTGGATTTCTTTTCCACCTTGTCGTTGACGTTGATTGCGCTCAACGTTTCGAATACAGATTTTTTCTGTGCCATTGTTATTGAATTGATTTGAGTAAAAGATTCACTTTGTTGTATCGTGTAAGAACCTTGTCACGTTTGCCCCGAAGGGACTTGAGTGTCGCGTGGTTGTTGGTGGTGTTCACCTCCTTCCTGATTGACCTCTCGATTGTTTCAAGTTTTAGACGATTGTTTGACAAATATACGACATAGATGCCGTACTTCCAACCCTTGCTGTAAAAAAGATGCTCCTCTGCGGGAGATAGTTTTACGTAGTAGCTTCCGCCTTGTGTGGTGTTGAAGAACTCAACCTCACCCGTGCGGTTGTCGCGAGTAATTTTAATGCCGTAAGAGATACGACCCTCGTATCCCCTGCCATCAATGTTGCTTGCGTACTTATCCTCAAGTGCCTGTTCGAACACTTGGTCTTGCGTGTAGTTCATGCTTACATCTTGAGTCTCTTGATGACCTGCTTGTAGTCCTTGTCGGACTTAGCCCTGTCACCTGCAACCTTTATCCCATGCAGGATAGAGGTGTGCCCAATCTCGTAGCCGTTGCGCTTCATAAACTCTTGGATGTATACGACACGCATGGGTCTCTTTGAACAGGCGTAGTACAGCAGTTGTCGTGCGTCTACTACGTCGCGCTTCTTGGACTTGACGAACAAGTCCTCGACCTTGAGGTTGAACAACTCTGCAATCTGCACTGCGTATCCATCAAAGATTTGCTCCTTCATCGGGGTTGGGTTGGGGTGGGTTAAACTTTCCGCTGAACACATCCATGATATCCTGAAAGATGTCGTGGACTACAACGGTTGAACTATGCTGTGTCCTTGAGGACACACGGTCTCGATTGGTGGGCTTCTTATCTGCCATTTTCAAATATGAATTGTTCGACTACGTCGAGGGTTTTACTTCGCTTGGTGTATCCGTTGGCCTCTCCGATAAAGTATCCGGAGTCGAGGCACTCAATGATTTGTCCGGTAAGTGCGTACCACACCACGTCGGTGCAGTTGTTGCGCAGGTCGATGGTCTCCTCACCCGTGGGGTTGGCTGACTTCTCGAAGTCCTGCCGCGACATCATGAGTCCCGTCTCTTGGAAGTCCTTGATGTTCGGCTCTTCCATTCCGATGAGTTGTTGGAGGCGTTGTATCAGCGCACGATTGTGTGGCTGATGCATCTTGAGGTAGAGCAGGCTTGTGTCAATCATTTTATCTCAGATTGTGATGCGAGGATAACGTCACCCACGAGGTCGCGTCCACTCGCAATGGATGCGACGGGGTTGTAGTCCATGCTACGAAGCAGTCCTTCTTCGTTCACGATAAAGACAAGGTCTTCCTTGTATACGTACTTAATGTATCCGCCTACCAACTTCTGTTGCTGTTCCAACTTTTCGATGGCTACGTCCTCGACGATAGTTCCATCTGTTTTGATTAGCTGTGCCATAGAATTAGATTTTAATTAGTCGAATATACGACAAGAATTATACCCGTCCAAATATATTACGCACTATTTCAGTTCGTCAAAGGGAATCTCATTCACCCTTACGTAGACGTACCCATCCTTAACGATGGTGTTCTCTTGCGTAAGGAATCGCTCGGCCTTCTTCTGCCGCGTGACCCACGCCTTGAGTTCAGTTACCACCTCCATCATGCCGAGACCTTCATGGCGGGTTCGCGTATCGCTTGCCGCCATGAGGTCTTTGGCCTCGGCTCTCTTCTCATTCAACAGTAGGAGGAGTCCTTTCATCCTTCGATAAGATTGTCACCGAGTTCGATGAGGTAATGTTCAGCTTGATGTGACCACCTGCGTGCGGTCTCGATGCACGTTGTGTATCTGACCTCGTCGGGATATTCACCACCGAACATGAGGGTAACCTTGAATCTCTGTGCGTGCGCCAAGTCGTTGCGCAGTTGGAAGATGGTGTCGGACTGCCTGTCCATTGTCTGAGCCATGCGTGCTATGGTATTGGTGATGTCGCTCATTGCTCGGTAAATAAAACGGTGTAGTCGTTTTCTCCTTGGTAGTAGATAGCACCACCGTCGTTGCCTTCGTCGTCCATCTGCGGAATCATGAACGTGCCGTCGGTGAAGTACACAACGACAGGTCGCTTGTACCACATCGCTTGCTTCATCTCCTTGTCGCTCATCCATCGGATGTTCTTGATTGTTTTGCCCTGCAAGGCTTTGAACTCGTCAGGGATTTTGGTGTAATCAAACATTTGAATTGAGTATTGTGTGTCCTCAAGGACACGGGTTAGCGGTGCGGAAGGAATCGAACCTTCGGGATAAGGTCTTACATCATTTAGATGCCACCCCCCACGCCAATGCGCACCTGTGGTCTATATCCTTTAATTATTTACCACTTACTTGTCGTTCGCTTGCTCGTACAGGCGGTCAGCCCGTGACATGAAGTCCTCCTCCTCATTGGTGATGATGAGGTCTGAGTCCTCCAACTCAGCGTACACACCACCGAGATTCTCGATGGCTTTCTGCACGTCAGCTACTGCTTCTTGCTCAAGTGTGCTTTGGTCGGCACACTCATGGTCGGTGTACGTCACTCGCACACTGACCCACACCTCACCGGTGAAGGTGGGCGTGGTGTCATTGTCGTATGGATTACTCATGGTCGTTGAATTTGAACACATCCTCGATGGTATCGCTGATGTCGATGAGGTCTTTCTCTGCGTGCCATGTGTCGCACTCTCC